CTGCACTCGTACTCCTGTAGGTACTGATCCTCGGCCAACTGCGCCCGTGCTGCGGCTAATTCGCCAGCGGGCAACAACCCCGACGATGAAGCGGGGAGGCGCAACAGGAACCATTCATCGGGTAAGCGTTGGGCAAGTTGATAAATGTCATAAAACTGGTTGCGCCCCTTCGGAGTACCCCCGAAAACGCACCATCCGGTTTTGTCGCTCAAACTCGGCCTCAAGACGTTTCCAAATACGCTAGGCCTAAAGTCGCCATATTCGTCTAAATATAGGCCGTCAAAGCCTAGGCCGCGCATCGCGTCAGCGTTATCAGCACCGAACAGCCGTATCTGACTGCGGTTGATGAGGGTTATGGTCAGTTCCTGCTCGTTGACCGATTGAGTTATAGGGTGTGCGCCGTCCTTAAAATACTGCCAAGCAATTGCCTTGGCCTGCGACCTGTACGGACTGACGTATCCGAACAGCCCGTAAGGCCCTTGGTACATTGCAGCAGCCCGAATCATGTCGTTCACGGCGGCGACGGTCTTACCTGCGCGTCTGTGCGCTACGAGGCAAGCCCAGCGTTTAGTGCGCTCATGAAACAGCATGAACGCCTTGCGTGGGCGGTAGGGCAGGATTATTCGGGAGCCATCCATCCGATCTGTACCTTGACCGGGCCGTTGTCCTTTCCTGTGATCTCTTGGCGGGCAAGTTTGGGAACGTGGTATTCCAGCAGGGTGCTGAAGCACTCAAAGGCAGCCTGCGGCCCTTTCTCTGCTGCAATCTCGTCTAGCCACCCTTGGAGGCGGTCTGCATTGCCGTCTACAAACGCTGCAATAGCCTCTCTAGCCGCCTGCGTGGACTTATTGGGCAATCCCTTGGGTCTACCCGGCCCGCCTTTCTGACCCTTTTTAAAAGCACCTGAGTTCATTTACGGTTAATTAGTTCGTTTACGGGTACGTCATACGATTTGAACGGGTAGGTTTGGCGGCGTTGCTCCTTGGTCATACCAAGTCTTGCCTGAACTGCCCTTGCTTCGGCCTCACCGGCTAACCGTTTGTACTGCTCCCGAGGGTCAGCCATGGTTTCAATGCGCTTCAGTTCATACATCATGTCGCGGATTTCTGGGTCAGCAAGCGTTTCAGGCTTTGCCCTTTCAAACCCGCTGATGATGAATTCGCCATCTCGGTGACGATCTGCCGCCATTTGCCCGATTTTGCGGCGCAAACGGTTGATTGTTTCTTCCCGCTCGCCCGCTGACATGATTTTGAATTGGTCTGGATTGCCGCCTCGGGCAAACCCTTCCTTGGCCTGTACCGAGTGTTGCAGTTCGTGCGCCAACACCGATTTAATTTCTGGCCGATTTCGTCCCGTCACACCGATTTCTGGGTCAAGCCCAAATGTTTCCCGCGTGGCTGGCACTCGTTCTTGGAAATATCCGGTCTCTGGCACATCGGGCTTAACGCGCATGGTGGTTAGCGTTTCTTCCATGATGTCGGGATAGGCTGCCCGCATTGACGGATTAAACACCGCTTCGTTGACGTTGTATGCGCGGGATCGCCCTCCCGGTAACCCATATCCCGGCTTGAACGCCATTTCGTCTGGGATTTCTTGTCGCAATTGATCGTCAGTACCGCGATAAGTTCCCGTCTCACGCCAAATAGTTTCTGGGTCTATACCAGACGCTTCCATTTCCTCGGCACGTTTTGCGGCAACAGCGTCCCAAGTTTTTGCCGACTTGCCGATAAAAATTTTCTGCATTGTCGGGTCGTATTGCTTTAACGCCCCTGCAAGTCGTCCTAAAGGCGAAGCCGACGCGGCGGCCATTGCCATACCGGCTTCGTCATCGGCTCGGCGGGCGCGCTCAAAGTCACGGGCAGCGAGGGCTTGGCCTACACCCGGCACTATGCTTGCGCCCATTTCCACAGCCATGTCCACGGCGTCAGAATCTTGCGGCTGGTCAAGGCTAACCATGCGCTCATAACGGCGCTTGAGGTCGGCCTTGTCCCCAAGGTATTGGAGGGCTGCGGCGACTTGTTCGCGGCGCATCGGCATTACTTGTTCCTGCTGCTAATGGCCCGTGCCTTGGCCTTTGCGTCCTCCTTGCTGGACGCGCCCCACGCCTTCAGCGCAAGGGCGAGGCGGGTAGGCTCGCCGTTCTTCGCCATCGGCCCCGGCATATTGCCCATACGGGCCAAGAAAGAGGCTCGGCGTGGGTTGTCGCCTGACTTCACAGGGGGCTTGAGCGTCCCTCCTGTTTCGGCCTTGTACGAGGCACGACCCTTGGCGTTCAACCCGCCTTTTGGGTTTTTGCCCTCGCTACGAGTCCACGCGGCTGTCATTTGTTTTCTTTCTTGGCCGTCTTGGCGCTCTCACGGAACGCCTTGGCTGTCGGTGCGCCGGGTTGGCCGGGCTTACGCATACGCTCGCCCGAACCGGCTTTGATGCGTTCCTGTTTAGCGAGAATGTTGGCGTATAGCCCTGCCTTTCTCATTTGAAACGCTCCAATTTGTACAGTAGGGAGGCGATCTCGCCCACGATCTCGTCAATGATGTTCTGCAAATCGGTGTCAGTCGGCAGGTCTTTGCGGATGCCCTTGACAAACGTCAGCAGGCTGTTGGCGTACTTGGCCGCATCGGTCTGTACCTTAAACCCTTCAGGGTAGTCGGCCAGCGGGATGATCCCGTGATGGCCTTGATAGGCTTCCGCGTACTTGTCAGCCAAGTCCACGATGTTTTCGTAGTAATGCCCAAGTGCCTTGTGACCGGCAAAACTGGCCGTCTGCAAATGAAGGAAGTGCGTCGCGGTGGCTGAATGCAGCAAAACACCTACAAATTCAGCGGCGTCTTTGTGGCTCATTGCGGCGTTAGCCTCAAGGTGGGCAGGATTATTGCAGTCGTAGCATCCCCTACCGCGTATCGCTCTGTCAATACTCGCTCGGGCGGGTATACGAGGATGCGCTTGGACAGGTCAAACTGCATGGCGTTCCATACCCCCTTTTCAACGCCCTCAAAGTCGTCAAGCGTGATGATCGTGTCGGGGGTACAGAGCCGCGTCAGGTGTTCCCGGTCATCCGCCTGTAACCGCCCGTCGAGGTGGAGCAAGTCAATCTTGCCGTCTAGTTTGGCAAGCATCTCGGTGCTGCTGCTGTGGTACTGAGTGATCTTGGTTGCGAGCGGGAGTTTGAAATCGTGCGTCATGTCGCAGGTATGGACGTCAGCACCCAGCCGCGACAGCACAAACGTCGATTTGCCAATGTACGTGCCGACCTCGGCCAGTTTCTTGGGCCGGAAGTAGCGTATAACCGCCCACAAAGCCATTAGGGAGGCGTGGTTGGTGCTACCAGTGCGTCGGGCAGGGTCTAACTTCTCTAAGTCCTCAATCACGTGCCACGGCAGGTCGGGCAGGTCGGCAAAGAGGGTGTCCCAGATAGCCCGTGAGAGTCGCCTTCGGTTCAAGTTCAGCATATAGTTTCCCTATGTTTGTTTTCTTTCACGTAGGCGAGGACATCGCCCAGCCCACCGCGATGGTGTTTTCCATCCGCGCCCACAACCCTGATGCGACCATCATTCAGGTCAGCGACAAGAACACCCCGCCCGTACCGGGGGTATCGCGGGTGTTCGTGACCGAGGGTAACCGGCAGTTCCTGATGCAATGGCGTACCAATGCTTTTGCGGAACTCGGGTTGACTGAACCTGCAATGTACATGGATACCGACATGATCGCGCGGCACCCCATAGACCCTGCCGCGCTGCTTCGCGGAACCGTTGCAATGACCCGGCGTGACTTTAACCGTGAGGCAATCTTTAACATCCGCCAGCGCGGCCAAGACTATTCGGAGTACGAGGGAAAGACGCTGGATGAGGTGTATCCATTCGTCGGCTGCTGCACGATCACGGCGGACTGGGGCATCTGGGCTGACCTTGCGGAAATGTACAACGCCCTGCCCGACCGCTTTAGGGTGTGGTACGGCGACCAAGAAGTGCTGCGAGAGTACGCCAAACGTACCGCCGTCCAGTATCTGCCAGAATCGCACTACGCTTGCTTGCCTGAGTGCCTTGCTCAGCACCCAGACCCGGCCATCGTCCACTACAAGGGTCACCGCAAACTGCTCATGTTCAGCGACAATGCTCGGGCTTGATTGCGGCTAAATACCGTTCCATCAACTCACGCACCGTGGCTTCGGGGTCACGCGCAACGTAAAACTCCCCGCGTGGTTCAAATATCGCTTGGAACTTTTCTTGGCTAGGACGTAGTTTCCCCTTCTCGACCTTGATTTCCACCCAGCATATCCACGGTCGCCCGTCCGGTAAGTCTCGCATCACGAGCCGATCCGGTACGCCGCCGTTTGAGGCGTAGTCGAGGACGACGAACCCGGCGGCTGTCAACGCCTGACTGATTAGACCGTCGTTCGCGTCCCGCCTCGCTCGGTATCTCATCCCGTGCCTCGTTG